GTCGGCGTTGCCCGCGGCGATGTTCATGTGGATCGTTGCGCCCACGACTGGTCGGCTCACTTCGGCACCTCCGTGTGCTCGAGACGCTGCGCGCGGCGAAGGGTAGAGCCTACGCGCTCGCGATGTCCACGATGTTCGTGCGCACCTGCCCCGCGAGCCCGCGCACGATCGCGAGGAAGATCGCGTCCTTGGTCTTCTGCGAGGCCCCGAGCTGTTCGTAGGGCACTAGGTCGGGGTGGAACTTGTTCACGGCGTCCTTGGCCGCCCCGTAGCACCAGCCGGCCTCGATCTTCGCCGCGCACCAGTTTCGGTGCGAGTCGCCCTCGTTCCATTCGGGGTGCGCGATCAGCAGCGCGACGCCCGAGGTGACGATGGCGCGCTCCTGCTCCGGCATCCGGTCCCACATCTGCGGGACCGGATCGCCGATCCCGAGGCAGTAACCGGCGCTCGCGGCGTGCGCGGCGAACGCGATCTGCTCGACCGTGTAGTGCTCCTGCGGAATCGTCATGTACAGCCTCCCGTGCTCGTCGTAGTAGCGCTGCCGGGTGTTGCCGACGTTGCTGGTGATCTTGTCGTAAAGGCAGCGCAGCGAACTCGCCGCCACGATGCCTTCGGGGCGCGTCCCCGCGGGCAGGCTCCGCCACCAAGAGTGATCCGGCAGCGGAACCTCGACCGCGCGCGGGACGTTCACGGCTACCCGGTCGCCTGGTCCGGCTCGATCAGCGCCGGCTCGCGCAGCGGGGTCACGGGGTCGGTGCCGGGATCGCCGGGCGCCGCGGGCGGCTTCGACTCGGTCGCAGCAGCCACGCCCGCCTCGAGGTTCCCGATCGCAGTCATCAGCGGTGCGCCGCCCAGCGTCTCGAGCGCAGGGGCTCCGGCTCCCACCACCGCCACCGCCTCCACGTCCCCGGCCGAAACCCCCACGATCGCCTTGCCGTCCGCCCGCATCAGCGTCAGGAAGTCGCCCAGGTACGTCCCCGCGTTGATCGTGCCGCTTTTCACCATTACGCGCAGCTGGAGTGCAGCCATCGTTCACACCTCCGTGTCGGGTTTCCTCAGTTTTTCGATCCGAGCGAGCAGGTCGCTTGCGCTCTCGTTCACGATCCTCTGGAAATCGGCGCCGGCGATCTTCTCGTTGGCGTCCGCGAGCCGCATCATCCGCGCGCGGCCGTCGTGCACGCCGAGCATGTGACCCTTGTCGTACGCCTCGCCGATCTGCTCGTCGACGAAGCCGGGGTTCGAGAAGTTTCGCATGCGCCACCACGCCTCGCGAGCCCACGCGACGAGATGGTTGAGCGGAAACGGGTAGCAGACCACGAGGTCCGAGTACGACTTGCGGTAGGACAGGCCGTAGCCGCGCGGGAGGAGGTCGCACGGGCCGATTTCGCGTCGCAGGCTCACCCCGTCACCTCGCCGCCACGTAGCGGTGCCCCGGGCGTCACCAGGAAGCGGCCGTGGTTCACGTTCTGTGCGTCCGGGTCGGCGAGCAGCCCCATCCGACCGCACCGGCAGCACTGGCGCTCGACCTCGAACGTCGTGCGCCCGCCGTGACCGGTGAGGCCCCCGCGCCCGGTGGCGTGCCAGCAGTGCGCGCCGTCGGGGCGCTCGGGACAGGGCGGAACCTCGACGCTCATCACGGCGCGAACTGCCCTTCCGTGCCCTCGAGCGCGATCGACGCGTTCGCCGTCATCACCGCCTCGCGCACCTTGCGCAGCGCCGCGCTCCGATCCGCCGAGCCCGGGCAGTTATCCAGGATCACGCTCGCCAGCGCCTTGGCCGCCACCCGCACGCGGTCGTAGCGCACCGGCTGGTCGTGGTCGGGAACATGGTAGCGGAACGTCTCGTCCAGCCACTCGGACTGCTGCTGCGTCAGCATCGCGTGCCTCCGTGAGAAGTGCGCCAACCGCCCGAGGTCACGGGACCGGCCGCGCCCCGGGCCGGCGTCGGCGTGCTACGCCGCGCACCCTACGGCCCCCCGTTCGCGCGCGCAAGCCTATTCCGCTCGTTCCGCCGCCCCGCCTTCGCCGCCTGCTCGCGCGAATCCTTCCCCGACTGCTTCGAGCTCGACCCCCGCAGCTCGTCAGGTGCCACTGCGCACACCACGGACAGCGGTAGGGCGTCATCAACCCCTGCTTCCCGCGCCGCCGCAGGTGCGACTTCGCCTCTCCCCGCGAGACGAACAGCGCCTTGCCCGCGCATCCTCGCCGCCACGCCGCATGCACGCTCACCGACCGGGCTCGAGCGCCGCCTTCGAGTCAGCCGCGTCCAACTGTCGGGTGATGCACGCGAGCAGTGACGAGATTCGCGACCAGCCGCAGGCGCGCACGCAGTCCGGGCACCAGGTCACGACGACGCCGCGCCGGTAGAGCTTCGCTTCGATCTGCGGGCGTCGGTACGGCGGGTCGCCGTAGAGCTCCGCGACGAAGTCCTTTCCGCACAGCGAGCAGACCGGCGCCTGTGCGCGCTCCCGCAGGTCCGCGTCCGGCCACCGGCGCGTTCCACCATCCCCCGTCAGCACGGCTTGCCCGCGTCGATCGGCGCCCACGCCAGCGGCACCGTCACCGGTGTCCCGCCCAGCGCCGCCTTCCGCGGGTACGGTCGCCCCCACCGATCCAGCACCCGCGAGCCGCAGAACGTCCGCTGCACCTCGTCCAGCCGCCCCAAGCTCGCCACCATCTCCTCGCCCAGCGCCCGCGCGCGCCCCTGCTCCGCCTCCGACAGCCGATTCCACGGCGAGCACACCCCCGTCAGCATCCCCCACCTCCCCTTCGTTCCACGTGAAACGTCTCGGCGGGGCGCCCTCGGATGCCCTCCGCCACGTCGAATGCCCGCACCGGCGCTTGGCCGAGCGGAACACCCCGCCGCGGGCACTCTACCCGCCCCGCCCCCCCTGCTCCTACCTCCCTCTACTCCCCAGCCCGGAGTCCCACGGGCCCCGAAGTTATCAGTAGCCATGCTCGAGGTAGCGTGCCCCAGGAGTCCCGCCGGGCCCCGCCGGAGTCCCCCAGCGCCGTCCCGAGGGACCCGCCGGGGACCCGCCGCCGCTCCCGGAGGACCCGCGCGCCGTCTCGCCGCCCCCGCTCGGTCCGCACAGGCGCCCGCTTTCCGCTCGCCCGCGCCGTCCCGATCTCCCCCGGGGAGTCATAGGCGCCCATACCCCCCTCCTGAACCCGGCACGGGGCCCCACGCCCGGGGGCGCCCGCCCGGGTACACGCTCGCGCCCGCGTCGTCGTCTTGCGCAGGGGCGGCATCGTCACGGGCCCAGCCGCCCGCCGTGTCCTCGGTGCTCGCCCCGGCGATCATGCCTCCGCGCGTTCCGCCCGGCGCTCGTCACTCGCGGCCCAGCGTCGGGCCGCTCCCGCCGCCGCTACGCTCCCGGCGCAGGTCGAGCGCAGCGCAGCGAGCATCGGCGTGCGCGCATCAGCGGTCGCGCTGCCGGGCTCCGGCGCTCATGGGGGCGCATGCGTGCAGGCGACGGCGGGCTGTCTCGCGGGGGTGCTCGCGGAGTGCGGGAGCGTTACAGGGTCGCTGGGCGCTCGGCGGGGCTGGGTGCGGGTGCTGGCGGGTGCGTCGGCGAGCGGGCGCTGCGGGGTATCGGCGGGGGCGCTCGGGCTCGCGGTGTGGGTTCGCTGGGGGCGGCTGGCGGGCGATGGGCGGCTGGCCCCGGCGGCATTCTAGCACGGAGGGCGTCAAGTCGGCGGGGGGGAGTGCCGAAGATGCGGGGGAGCGGAATGGGCTTGCGTAGTGAAACGGGCGCATGGTAGGGTTGTGGCGCGGGAGCGGCATGGGGCCGCGACTCGCTGAGGAAAAGGTGACCGATGACCGAGGAGCGGAAGGGAACGCACGAGCACGAGCGCAACCGTGCGCTATACGGCTGGGTCATGGGAGGTTGCCGATGAGCGCGCCCCCGATCGGCAAGGCGTACGAAGTCGTAACGGAACGCGTGCTCGCGCTGCTCGAATCTGGAGTCGCACCGTGGCGCCGTCCCTTTACCGGGACGGCGGGCGACGCTGCGAACCTGGTGAGCGGGCGGGCCTACCACGGCATCAATGCGCTGCTGTTGCCGGCGCTCGCGCAGGGCTCGCGCTGGTGGCTTACGTTCAATCAGGCGCGCGAGCTGGGCGGCACCGTGAAGCGCGGCGAGAAGGGGGCGCCCGTGGTGTTCTGGACGTTCCTGCCCTCGCGCAAGCCCGGCGCCGCGCCCACGGACGTCGTACCGTTCCTGCGCTACTTCACGGTGTTCAATCTCGCGCAGTGTGAGATTGCGGACGATGCGCTGCCGGCACGTGCGCGTGAAGTGCACGAGCCGCGGCCCGAGCTGGAAGCGATTGCCGCGTGCGAAGCGATGCTCGCGCGTTACTTGCCGCCGCGCGGGCCGGCCATCAGCGCCGGGATGGCACCGTGCTACTACCCCGTGCGCGACTCGGTGGAGATGCCGCGCCCTGAGTCGTTCTTGGGCGCTCCTGAGCGGTACGCCGTGCTTTTCCATGAGCTCGCGCATTCGACCGGCATCGCGACGCGGCTGGGTCGGCAGGTGGCGAACCGGTTCGGCAGCGAACCGTACGGGCGCGAAGAGCTCGTGGCCGAGATGACCGCGGCATTTCTGTGCGACGAGTGCGGCATCGGTCAGGCCGTCGTGCCGAATCAGGCCGCGTACTTGGCGGCATGGATTCGCACAATCAAGACCGACCCGCGGGCGGTCGTCGTTGCGGCGGGCGCCGCGAGCAAGGCGGCCGATTACATTCGTGGCGGTCACACGTTCCCGCTTCCCGAGGAGACTGACGATGCGCAATCGGCGTAGCAGCGTGCTGGCATGCGTGGCCGTGGGGCTCGTGCTGGCGTGGTGTGCGTGCGCGTTCCTAGGGCTCGCCTTGGGGCGCGCGGGCGGCGCGGGAGTGGCACTGAGCTGGGGCGCGGTCGTGCTGGCATCGGCGGCCGCGGGCGCGTTCGGCATGGCAGCGCACGAGCTCGTGGGGGGCCGCTGACATGGGCCGCCGACGATCGTACGGCGCGGGCGAGCGCATCTACCGTTTCAACACTGCGCAGTTGCAGGCGCGTGCCGCACGCGCGGCGGCAATAGAGCGCTACGGCGCGGCGTTGGGCGAGCTCGTGCGCGAGGCGGCCGCGATGCATGCCCATTTCTATCCCGAGTGCCGCGAGGGATGCCCGACGCTGGCGGCGATCGCGAAAGCTCGCAAGCTGCTCGAAACGTGAAGCACGGCGACCGGCGCTGCGCCCGCGCCGGTCGCCGATAACTTGGGCGCCGTGGGGTCGAGAATGGCAATCCTAGTGCATGCGTCGGCGTTGGCAGGGGCCGCGGTGATCGCGTCGAGCGAGCCGACGCGCCCGCAGTTGAACGGCGTTCACGTGAACGCGCAAGGCTGGGTGACGGCAACCGACGGGCACGCGCTCATCGAAATCGGACCGCCCGCGAGCTCGCAGGCGGCGCTCGTGGCGGACTATCCCTTGCCGGACGGTGGCCACGGCGAGGACATCAATGGCGCCGGCATCATCGTGCCGTCCGCCGCCGCGGTCGCCGGCGCGAAGAGCGCGCCCAAGGCGAAGGGTGTGCACGACGGGCTCCGTGATCGCGTGCTCGTGATCGCGCGGGGAGTGCAGGCGGGCGAGCTCTGGAGCACGGACCTTGACGCGCGGCGCAGCGAGCGTTTCCGCGCGATCGACGGGCCGTACCCCGACGTCGTGCAGGTCCGGCCCAAGGGCAAGCCGGCGCTCGCGATCGGACTTTCGCTTTCGCTCTTGAAGCGAGTCGTCACGGCGCTGGAGCGCTCCGGGGTCACGGCGAACGGCTGTGGTGACGGTGACGTGGTGCGGTTCGAGTTTCGCGAGCCGCTGGGCGCGGTCGCGTTCTCGGCCACAACGCACGATGAGCGGGCCGTGCGGGGGCTCATCATGCCGATGCGGCTGCCGGAGTCGGTCGGGCTTTCGGCGGCGCCGTGAGCGCGATCCTGGTGCTGTTCTTGGTGGGGCCGCCCGACGCCGACGGCCGCGAGCGCAAGGCGGCCGCGGCCATCGACTGCGGCACGGGTGAGTTCGTCGCGATCGAGCGTTACCTGACGGGCTCGCCGCAAGAGGCGGTGCGCATCCTCCAGGATCGCGAGAAATGGGGATGGGGGCGCATCGTCTACGGGCCGGCGATCAAGGTGCCGGCCCGCCAGCTCTATGACCTGACGGACATGATCCGGGGGCTACCCCCGGGTCGGAAGGGAGTCGCCTGATGCCAGCGGTTTTCAGAGTCCTCAAGGGCGGCGCGCCGTTGCTGCGCCCGGTGATCGCGGAGACGGTGCACGATGCGCGCCGTCGCGTGCTCGCGTCGCTGGGGCTGGAGCTCGAACCGTGCACGCTCGACGAGTTCGAGGCGGCCGAGCAGCGGTGCATGTCGAGCGGCGGCCTGCCGGCGGTGAGCGAGGCGTGCGAGCCCAACGAGGAGATCACGGCGGGCTCGCCGTGCTTCGGCCTGGTGCCGGGGCAGTGCAGGCTCAAGGAGAAGTGCGCACGGTGGCTCTACGATGCCCGCGGCATGGAGCCGGAGCGGTGATCCTGCGCACGTACGTGGGACTCGTTCGACCGGGCGTGTTCCGGCACCGGGTCGAGGTGTTCGTCGTGGTCGCAACGAGCCGGGACTCGGCGAGGCGGATTCTGAAGACGGTGGCTCAAGGCAGAGAGGTGGTCGCCATGCAAGAGGTGAATACGCGCGTGCGCGGCTGTCGGCACGTGTGGAGCTTCGAGTGATCCCGCTCGACGAAATCGAGCTGTGCCGGCGGCGCTACGGCGCGGGCTTCTGGCACGCGATCGGCAACGATGGGCAGGTGACCGCGGGCGACGGGCTGGGAGCCGTCGGCCGCGGGCCGGACCTGAATCACGCGATCGCCGCGCTCATCGTCTCGCGGCGGCTGCTCGCTGCCGAGGCGGCACGGCGCGCGCTGCTCGAGCGGGGCGAGACGTGGGCGCGCTGGTGGGGCGCGGCCATCACGGCGGCGGCTGCCCTGGTGGTGTGCGCCACCGGAGCGTTCCTGCTCTGGTTGGCGTTCCACCGTTAGTCGGACCGAAAGCGGCGCCCCGGGGGATTTCACCCTCCCGGGGCGCTTTTCGTGTCGGGCGGCCTCTCAGGATGCCCCAGGATCGTCGATCGTCCGGGGCACTACTCCAGGGAGGGCCGCAGTTCGGGAGCCGGTAGCAGGCGCACCAGCGTGCCCGGGGCGCCTGATCCCGGAGTGCATCGCAGGGAGAGGAGCGCGATCACCCGCGAGTCGTCGTCGGGCAGCTTGCCGCCGGCCACCAAAGGGTCGAGCAGGAACTTCGGGGTGTAGTTGTCCGGGTCGTGCCGGCGCCGGTCGGCGAAGCGGATCTCAACCTCGACGGCGCACTGGCGCCCGACCTCGACGGGGACGAGCGGCCGGCAGAGCAGCAGCACCGCGTCGGACCAGCGCGCCTTCTCGCGGCTGTACTTGGTCCAGTGCCAACTCTTCCACTCGTTGATCGCGGGCAGGGTCATGCCGGCCAGGAACAGCACCTCGCCGGTGCAGTACGAGCTGGCCGGCTCGAGCGCGGGCTGGGCGAGGCGCTTCCTCGAGCGCCGCACCTGGCCGGCCAGCAGGTCCTTGATCGTTACGGGGTCGGGCATGCGACGAGCGTGGTGCTGCCGGTGGCGGGCGTGGTCTTCACCACCGTGTTCGAGTTGGCCGAGACGTTGCCAGCGGCATCGGTCGCGCGCAGCACGAAGTAGTACTTGACCCCCGCCGTAAGCCCGGTCACCGCCATGCACTCGGCCGTGCCCGCGGGGCTGGGGCTGGGCTCGCCCACGATCGTGGTCATGCTGGTGAAGCCGGCCACGTAGCTCGAGTTGGTGGTGAAACGCATGTCGTAGCTCGTGACCGTGCCCGTGGTGCCGCCGACGTCGTTGGCCGGCGAGATCCAGCTCAGGAGCACTTGGGTCGGCCGAGCCGTGATGACGCCGAGCGTCACGACTGTCTCGGGCTCGAGCACGTCGCCGGGCGAGAGCCGCCCCGCGTACCCATCGGCAAGCGTGGTCACGACGGGCGGGCGTGCGTAGCTCGTGGCGGTCAGCGAGTCGTTGAAGGTCGCGAAGCTCGAGTCCTTGAACGCCGGCGTTCCCCACACTGCCTTGCCGCTCAGGCCAGACCACGAGCCGTGCCCGGGTGAGTTTCGCTGACTGACCGAGCCGTTGTAGATCGCGGACGCCGGGCTCGCGGCCGAGCCGCGCGTGAAGATCACGCCAGCCGAGTCCATGCCGACGCCGGTGGCGATGCGCACCGTCTCGCTGCCGGGCGCCGCGGGCGCGTCGCCGTAGTACACATTCGAGGCGAGCCGCGGCGAGCTTGAGGGGTGCGCGGCCGAGACGTCGAGCACGGTAGCCCCGCCCGTGTAGAACGTGTTGTGTCGGATCAGCGTGCCGATGAGGTCTTGCGCGCCCACCACTGCGAGGACGGTGCCGCCCGACGCCGAGATGCGATTGAACTCGAGCGTGTCCTGGTACGAGCCGTTCTGCCACCAGAACGCCGCGGGCGAAGCCGGCGTGCCGATCTTGATGACGTTGTTGCCCCAATACTGGTGGTTGCAGCTGGAGCCGAAGCTGCCCGAGTTGGCGTTCGAGATGCTGATGTTGCCCGGGCCCGTCGTCGTGATCGTGTTCCCGACGAAGCGGTTGTACGCGCTCGAGTCGCGATAGGCGATGACCGCGTGTGTGCCGCCCGGCGTCGCGTTCATGGTCAGCGACCACGTGTTGCCCTGGAACTGGTTATAGGTCGAGCGGTACATCTCGAGCGCGAAGAAATAGTCGAAGGCGCTCGTGACCGTGATGGTGAAGGTGTTCAAGGCGACCACGTTCGAGTCGGCGCGCGTCATCCAGAGAACTTGGGAATCGCCCGTCGGCGCGCAGCAGGTGATATTGACGCCGATCGTGAAGCTCGAGTTGGTGAGCCGGTTGCCGCTGGGGTGGTAGCTGCCGACCGAGCCCATGCCGAGCCAGTGCCATTGGCCGTCCCAGTTGAGGTCGGGGCCGGTGACGGTGAGGCTGTCGAACACGCTGTACTTCGCCGTGAATCCCACACCGTCGGCCACCGCGCAGCTGATGTTGACCAGCGAGTCGCCGCTCGGGCCCTGCGACGCGATCTCGTTGCAGCCGTCGAAGCCGGCCGTGCACCGGAACCACTTCGCGGTGCAGTAGGAGCCCTTCGCAGCCTCGAAGCTGATGTTGGCGACGCGCACCGCGCCCGGGTCCTGCGGGAAGCCGTAGAACCGGATGCGCTTGTTCGAGCGCCCGTTCTTCAGCGGCTTGATCTCGTCGTTGCCATAGTCGCCGCTGGCGAACCGGATCACGTCACCGGAGTCAGCGTTGGTGTTCACCCAAGCGAGCGATTTCGCATTCGAGGTGGAGTCGGCGCCGGTGTGGCCCGAGGTTCCGGTGGGCGACACCCAATAGGTCGTCGCGAAGCAGGGAGCAGCGAGCAGCACGGCGAGCAGCGTCGAGACGGCAAGGGCGCGGCGGGACACGGACACCTCCTTGTGATGGGTCGACCCCCGCACCGATGGTAGGGCGCGGGGGTCGGGTCCACAACGGCGCACCGTTAGCGCGAGCGGGTCGAGACGCTCTGCTCGAACCAGAAGCGCACGCCGCGGTAGTCGATCGGGTGCAGCCGGTCGCCCGGCCGCTCCGATTCGCCACGCTGCATCTCGCCGCGGAACCGCTCCTTCGCCGCGGCCTCATCGAGCCGGAGCCACGAGACGTCGCACGCGAGCGGGTCGATGAGCTCGCACTTGAGGATCTCGGTGATGACCTGCTGCGTGCTGCCGCCCGCGATCGCCGTCGGGGCTGGCGGCGGGGCCGGCGCCTCGAGCGGTGGCGGCACGTCCTCCTCCGGCGTGCCCGCCGCGGCCGCCGCCTCGCGCGCGCGCGCCGCCTCGAGGTTGGCGCGCCGCACGTTCTCGCGATGCGCCACGCTGATGCGCTCGTTCTCCTGCCGCGTCCACGCGATCGTGGCGTCGGCGAGGGATTTCTTGCCCGCCTCGAGCGCGTCGGCTTTCAGCTTGGCGGCCGCGTTGATCGCCGCGACCATCGCGCGCGGGATCTCGCCGACGTCATCCTTGGCCCGCTTCACGGCCTTGAGCGCGACGGCGATCTTCCCCGCGAGCCCCGCCACGATGGCCGCGTCCTCGGCGCTGGCGATGATGCGCCCGCGCGCGGCGAGCGCGACCTCGAGCCCGGCAGCGATCGCCGGGTCCTCGAGGCGCTGCGCGAGCAGCCCGCGCGTCGTCGCGACGAGCGCGTGCTCCTGGTGCTGCAACTGGTCGCTCACGATGGCACCGAGTCCTTCGCCGGCACGCGGCTGGCGAGCTCGTCGATCATGGCGCTGAGCACGTCGTCGGGCCTCCCGCACGATTCGTCGAAGTCCAAGGACGCCTGGCTGGGATCGTCGCTCAAAAAATCGGCCACGATCGGCACGAGCTTCTTCGCCGCGTTCGAGAGGTGCCGCGTCGGCATGCTGTCGATCTCGATGAACTCGCCGCGCGACTTCGAGAAGTACCGCACCTCTCCGTACTTATTCATGCCGCACCCCCTGTAGAAGTTTGTCGACCGCCGCGCTCGCGCTGACGCCGAGCAAGTCCTGCACCGTCCACTTGCCGGGCATCACGGTCACCTGGAAGGCGCCGCAGCCGCACAGCAGCAGCGCCGCCGTGCCGCGGATCGACGTGTTCGGGTTGAGCGGGTTGGCGATCTCGATCGCCTGCGCCCGCGTCGGGATCATCCGGTGCCGGTGGAAGAGCGCGCCGATCACTTGATCCCCGCCTCGCGCATCGCCTTGACGATCGCGCGGCACTGGTCGGCGTCGATCGTCTGCGCGCCCGCCTTCTGCAGCTTCATGGACGCCTCGCCGCCGAGCGCCTTCACGATCCCGAGGTCCATGAACCAGAACGTGCCCGAGCCCGCCGGCGACTCCTTCACGAACGTGCGGTTCGGCTGCGACTTCTTCGCCTTGCCGGCGAGGAAGAAGATCGTCGCCACCTGCCCGTCGGCCTCGAACTGTGCCGCCGCCGCCGCGTCCTGCGCGACCGCGGCCGGATCCGCCTCGGGCTCCAGCTCGGGCGGCGCCTCTTCGGTCGCGTCGGCGTGCTGCTCGTCGAAGCCACGCGCGGGCGTGTCCGCGACGGCAGGAGCATCCGTGCCCCCAGGAGCCGGAGCCCCGGTGCCGTCGGGAGTTTTCGATGCGGTGGGCGAAAGCCCCCTCTCGCCAGCGCCCGACCTCGCCCCAGGCGTCGCGACGCTGCTCTCCACCGCACCATCGGGGTATTTCTCGTTCAGGTAGGTCAGCACGCGCCGCATGTCGCTCGTGGTGTACTGCCGCGCATCGACTGTGTTCGTGGTCGTGCTGACGACACCCAACTGCACGAGCACGAGCTCAACCTTTGAGCACGCCGCGGCCTCGGACATCGGCTTGCCGCCATTCCAGACCTTGGCGATCTTCTCGGAGAGCATCGCCCACCAAGTCTTCGGCTGGTTGATCGCCGCCGAAAGCGCGTTCTCGACGCCCCGCTTCTCGCGCGCCTTCACGGCCTCCCACTCGGCCACGAATGCGACGTCGATCGAGATGCCGCCCTCGCGCACGCCTTGGATGATCCCCTTGAGCCGCACGAGATGGTCGCCAGTCATGTCCTCGATCCGGTCGACGCCGAGCGTTTCGAGCACCTGCACCTCGCTCGCGCCGAACTTCTGGCAGAACGCCACGGCCTCGATGCGCCGGCTCCCGATGTCCTTCGCGGTGCCGCGCACCGTCGCGACCGCCGCCTCGTATGCCTTCCGCCAGAACGGCTTCGGGATCACGGTGAAGACGGCCTCGCGGTACGCGATCGCCGCGCACGCGTTGCCGGTGACGACGATCATGTCGGCGTTGAGCCGCTTGTCGTTCCTGTCCGTGATCCGGCGCTTGACCTCGACGGTGACCGCGTTGTTGCGCTCGAGGTCGAAGCAGAAGCCCTGCGCGACGACATGGTCGCGCTCGACGCTGACCACGCGCGAGCCCGCGCGCACGTTGCCCCACGCGTAGGTCAGGATCTCGGCGAAGCGGACGCTCGCGCCCTCGATGTTCTTCCCGGCACGCGGCAGCGCGTACATGCACGAGTCCGCCGTTTCCTTGTCCATCGTGGCGATCTCGGTGCACGCCTTGAGCACGAGCTTGAGGTCGCCGCGCGGATACGTCTTGGCGGTGGCGACTTGGCGGTCGATCTCGGCGCGCGTGAGCGCCTCGACGACTGGCGTGGAGACGACTTCAACGACGTCGCCGGCTGCGGGCACCAGCGCGGTTGCTCCAGTGGACTCCTCGGGCGGCGCCTCATAATCCTGATCCAAACTCACCTCGACCCCCTGCGAAAAGGAACGGGCTCATCGGCCGCCGCGGGGGTCGAGGACCGCATTGGCCTTTGAGCCCGTCACTGACCCCCGCAACGGCACCGTACCGGCCGGCGTTTCGGAAGTCAAGCCTATTCCTACGCGGTCGGCGGGTAGCCCTCGGGGTGGAACAGCCTCCAGCCGAACTCGGCCCACTGGCGCGTGTTCTTCGACCAGCTGTGCAGTCCCACGGCGCACACGGCCGGCAGCACCGTGCCCGCGATGAAGCCCAGGATGTTGAAGCCGTGCACGGGCTCCTGCGATGCCCCGAGCGCCGCGTGCGCCGCCGGCACCAGCGCCGGCCACGCCTCGTGGATCACCTGCGCGGCGAAGCTCAGGAATCCCAGCGTCACCGGGATCGCCTTGTTCACGAACACCGGCCACTTCTTCAGCAGCAGGCCGCCCAGCGCGAGCAGTCCGCCCTTCAGCACCATGCCGACGATCGGGTCGTTGAAGAGGTCCATCTCTTCCCTCCTGGTCAGTGGGGTCCGTACTTCGCGCCCAGCAGTAGCCCCGCAGCCACGGCGAGCCACAGCAGGGCGTTCCACAACACCGCGTAGCGCAGCACCGGCCGGGGGGCGCGGTCCTTCATCGGTCCTCCTCGGGGTTGTCGATCTCGAGGTCGTGGATCCTTTCGTCGTGGTCGTCCAGCCGGCGGCTGTGCTCCCGCTGCGTCGCCCACACGATTCCGGCGTGCGACGCGACTGCCAGCATCGCGGTCAGGGGAAGCGAAAGCTCGATGGTCATGCCACACCTCGCATCAGGCCGCCGAGCCGGTTCATCCAGCCGGAGTCGAACTCGGTGTTGTCGGGGACTCCGTCCTTGTCACGGTCGGTCAGGTCGTGCGAGACGAGCCGGCCGTAGAACTCCGCGCGCTCGGCGAGCGCGAAGATCGCCACCCTGCGCTGATCCAGATGCGGCAGGGCGGCGAGTGTCACGTCGCCGATCACTCCATCGTCCTTGACGCGCAGCGCCCGCTGCAGCATTCGGATCGCGGTTCGCGGGCCGTGGTTGACCGCGGCGTCCAGCACCACCATGCGCAGCGCCTCGTTGGTGATGAGGTCGATGCGCGGCCCGTGCAGGTATTCCTCCCGGTAGATTTGGCGCGCCTCGCCCATCGTGAGCGCGCGCATGTCGTCGGCCGAGACGGGCAGGCCGCGGTAGTGCGCGAGCGTCTCGAGCGTGACACCGAAGTTGGTCGGGCCGCCGCCGTCGGCGGGGTTGTCAACGTAGCCCTTCTCGCGCTCGAAAATGCTGTCGATGATCTCGTCGTCACTCATGGCGCGCGGCCCTCCCTGGCCGGCTGCTCGCTGTCCATGCGCTTCTGACGCGCCAGCTGCAGCAGAATCTCGATCGTCTGTCTCGGGGGAAGGACCGGCCGGCGCAGATCGCGTGCGTCGACCAGGATAATGCTGGTCGGGGTGAAGTAGCGTAGCACCTCGAGCGCCCGCGTCCGGTTGGCGAACTGCCGGCTGGGGTCAGTCGAGAGCGGCGAGGCGGTGTAGCCGGCGCGCGGCTCGATCATCCGGCGCGCGAGCTGGACGATCGGCATGTTGCCCGCGTAGTACTCGGCCATGTTCGGCATCGGCGCCGACACCTCGACCGGGTGGCCGTCCTGGAGCTCGTAGAAGTGCCCGTTCTTCTCGGTGATCCCCTTCTTCGTGAGCGCCCGGCCGCTCTGTGGGTCGTAGCCGCGGTGCAGCCCCAGCAGCGGGTACTTCACGAGCGGGCTCGACTGCGAGTAGAAGAAGCTCGTCGCGCCCGGCACGTCGCCCCCGATCGGCTCGGCGCCGCCGCCGGGGTTGTAGCCGATGACCAGCGGATTCGTGCCGGACGTCGAGACGAACGCGTGCATCGGCCGCGTGGTGCCGTCGGCCTGCGGCACGTCGACGGTGTAGCCGGTGAACACCAGGCCGCGATCGCGCAGGTAATCGGGCAGGATCGTGTTGTCGTACGCCTGCGCCTCGCGCCCCACTTGGACGAGCCCCTGCAGCATCGTCGCGCGCCCGGGGTAGTCCATCGGCAGCCCCGTCAAGAGCCGGAGCTGGTGCTTCAGGAACGACCAGAACGGCACCACGCGCCGGACGTACGCGCGCTGCATGGGCGAGAGCGCCGAGTAGTCGTTCTGGAACGCGTTCACGCGCGCGACCGCGAGCTTCACGTCCTGCGGCTGCATCGTGTCGAGCTCGTCCAGCAGCGAGTACGCCTTGAAGAAGCTGTTGCCCGTGCGCAGCAGGTACTTCTTCGAGGTGATCTTCTCGGCCTCTTTCATGAACGCGGCGCGACGGTAGAAGTCCTCGACGTTGTTGTTGAACGTGCGCATGGCGTCGCCGAAGCGCGAGAGCAGGTTCCCGATCCGGCGCGGGTCGAGCGCCGTGCCGACGCCGCGCGCCACGTCGCCGGCGGTGTTGAACTCGGCCGGGGCGCTCGAGGGCTTCGAGCCCAGCCAGTCGAAGAACTCGCCCAGCGGCCCGCGCGACTCAGCGCCCACCATGCGGAAGGCGTCACTCTCCTGCGCGGTCAGGCCGATGCCGTTGAGCTCGTCGGGCGTCTTCGCCTGGAACTGCTTCGTCAGCGCCATCAGGTAGTGCCGCGGCGCCACGCCCTCGAGCGTGCTGAAGACGATGTTGCCCAGGATATTGTTGAACACCCACGCCGGCCGGAGCGCGAGCACGCTGAAGCGCCACGCACCCGAGAGCGGGTCATACAGGTTGCGCACCCACGCGGGCGCCTCGGTGTAGGCGGCCGCGAGTTTCTTGCCGACGCTCGCCGGGATCGCGTAGACGCGGCCCTTGCCGAAGCCCGACTCCGACGCGGTCCACGCGCCCTCGCCGATGCCGGCTTTGATCGCCTCGCCGAGCGAGCGCGCGGCGCCGTCCTCGCTGACGCCGAACCGCTCCATCTCGCCGAGGAACTTCTCGCCGAACTCGATGTTGCGCCGCCACAGCCGCAGCCCGTCGGGGCTCCACGCGATCTCGCCCGGGAGCGGCTGCTCGCCGGGCTTGAGGATCCGCTTCGGGATCGCGGGGTCCTTCAGCACGCCCTGGATGACCGCTTCGGCCTTCTGGTACTTGCGCAGATCGTCGGTGACGCGCGCGGCGAGGATCTTCGGGTCCTTCACGAACTCGCCCTCGGCGTACGTCTGGCCGAAGCTTTGGCGCAGCGAGCGCGGCTTGAACCGCTGCCCGCGCATCATGCGCGAGAAGATGTTGCGCCACTGCATCACCACCGGCTCGCGGATGAACGGGAAGTACATCGGTTCGCTCACGCCCCGCGCGGCCATCGCTGCGGCGACCTCGTCGGTCGTCTGCTTGAGCCGGAGGTTTGCCGGCGTCAGGGCGCGATCGAACCAGTCCTCGTTCTGCTTCAGCACCTCCCGCGGCACCGCGCGCTTCTTCTCGATCGCGCGCTCGATCATGTGGTCGTACCACTGCTCGGGCGGCAGGTCCTCGGGCAGCCCCCCGGCCTTGCGCTTGCGCACGTTCTCGGGCAGCGCGTCCCACTCGTCGCGCGTCATCTGCCAGCCTTTGCGCGCGAGCGGCGGCGCGGGCAGTTGGTCGAGGTTCGGCATCGGCGTCTGGCGCTGCGCGGCGCGCGCGCGCTGGAGGTTCCGCTCGATCACCCCGCCGATCGCGCGCCGGAACTCGGGGTTCTCGCGCGCGATGTCGCGCAGCCAGTCCGCGGGGATCTCTTCCTTGCCGGCGAGCATGGCCTCGACGCGCGCGGCGGCGTCCTTGGGGTCGCCGCCGACGCGCTTGAAGAGGTCGCGCTCGGCGTGGTTGCGCAGCGTCTTGCGGATCAGCAGGCCGCCGCGCTTGGCCTCGAAGAGCCGGCGCACCTCGGCGCCCACGGCGGCACCGGGCTCCTCGGCCGCGGGCAGCGCGCCGGCGATCGGCGGGACCTCGACGCCCTGCATCGAGCCCTTCACGATCCCCTCGATCTGGTGGAGCAGCGGCGCGGTGGCGTTCTGGTACGTACCTTTCTTCGCGCGCCGCAGGGTCTTCTCCCAATCGCCCACGTAGCGGCGCGGGAACTTGCCTTGCTCGGCGAGCCGCGGCGCCTCGCGCTCGAAAATCTCCTTCGCGACCTTCATGGGGTCCATCGAGCGCGGGTCGCCCTTCATGCCCTTCAAGTAGCGCCCGATCGAGCGCAGGCGATCGGGCGCGATCGGGCCCGCGTCGCCGCCGCTGGCGCCGACCGCCTTGACGAAATCGTCGATTTCGTGGTCCGACACCGCCTTCTCCGCCGCCGCCGCCTCGACGCGCCGCACCGACTCCTCGCCGAAGCGCGTGCCGAACTCCTCGATCCGCTGCGGCTGGCGCGCGCGCCACTCACCCGCCTCGGGCGTGAGCTTGCCCATGCGCATCCACTCGTTCTGGACCTGCGCGGGGAGCCGGCGCCACGCCTCGACGGCCTTGAACGTCTCGTGGTCGATCGGCTCGGTGGTCGGGTGCAAGCCGCTCATGTACTGGACGAACTGATCGTGCTGGGCATCCGTCAGCCCGCCGAACTGGTTCCAGAACACCTTGTAGTCGCGGTTGCGCGAGAGCAGCTCGGCCTGGTCCGCCGCGGCGAGCACGCGGTCGGTCGCCTGGTTGGCGTCCATCGTGGCCCGCATCTCGCCGTAGGGCGGGACCGCGCGGCGCAGCGCGGCGTCAGCCGCCTGCGCGGCCGGCTTGGCGGGCCCCGTCTCTGCGGCCGCCTCGAGCGCGGGCTTGAGCTTCGACACCATGCTCGGCAGCGCGGTCGCGCCCGCGGCGCCGGCCGGGGCGGCATCGACCGCCGCGAGCGCCGCCTTCGCGGCGACCTTGCCCGCGGCGTTGGCCGCGGTGGCGACCTCGAAGGGATACTCCTGCACCGTGCGCAGCGGGTGCTTCACGGATTCGATCGCGTCCTTCGTCAGCTGACGCCCGACGGCCAGCGCCGTGCCACCGAGCTCCTGCTGGGCCTGGAACTGCCCGGCGGCGTCGGTGCCCAGCCCGGCAGCCTTCGCCAGCGTCGGCACGCCGCGCACCACCGCGCCCACGGCCGAGGAGAGCGCCGGGCCGATCGAGAGCACGCCCTTGGCCGCGTTCGCCGGCATCTGCGTGAAGCCGGGCTCACGGTGCGCGGTCCACGGCCCGAACTTCTGGAAGACCTGCGCGAGCTTTGCGGCCGCGCCCTCGCGCGCCGTGCTCGCGAACTCCTTGGCGTTCGGGCCCACGCGCTGGGGGACCGCGGGCGGCGGCGGTGCGGCGGGCGCGGGGGCTGGCGGCGCGGGCGGGGGGGACGCGGAGGTGTCGGGAACGACACTGGCCCGGCTTGCATCATGCCGGGCCTTGAGCTCCTCCCACGTCGGGATGCCCTGAGCATCCGGCACGGCGGCCTCCTACCGGGATTTGCTGGCGATCGCGAGCCGCACGTCGGGATCGTTGTGCAGCGGGTCGCTCGGATCCTCGGTCGCGGAGTATACGCGGTCCAGTTGGTCGGGCCCCGCCAGCTGAATCATCTTCAGCACGGCCGCCTTGCGCTGGGCGCCAACCTTGGCGTCCTTGAGCAGCGGATCGCCCACGTAGAAACGAGAGAGCCCCTGGTCGAGCGCATCGAACGTGCGCGCGCGCGCCAGCGAGCCCACGATGCCGCGCGCGCGCGTCGCCTGGTATCCGCGCTGCGCCGCGACGTAGTCAGGGTGCTTGAGGATCTGCTCGGGAAGCGCGCCGCCCATGATGTCGGTCACGTTCGTCGTGATCGGCGTCGTGGCGTACTCGCCCGTCTTGGCGTCCTTCACCGGGTTGCCGGCGGCGTCCATCGTCACGGCGTTGAACGTGCCGGTGTTCCACTGGCCCTTGAGCCGGTCGACGACGTGGCCCAGCGCATCGTGTGCCTGGCCCTCGGCATCGCGCTCGGACTCGGTGATCGAATCGAACGCGGGCGCCTTGGGCTCGCCGAGCCCCATCTTCCGCTTCTTCCACTCGGAGTAGACGCCCTCGGGCACGACCTCGCCGTTCACGCGCCATTCGCGCGGCTGCTTCTTCACGCCGTAGGCGTTGAGCCAGTTGTCGACCTCGTCGAGCGGAACCTGCTCGGGCATGTCGGCCGGGAGCTCGGGATGCTTCGCGCGCACGTCGGCGCTGCGCACCATCGTCTTGGCCGGCTTGCCGCCGCCCGCGTCGGCGCGCCCGAGCGTGACCGCCTTCTCATGGGCCTGGGTCGCCGCGTAGTCCTCGGGCTGCAGGTCCTTCGTGGCCTTCTGGATATGCAGACCGGTCAGCGTGCGCTGGTCCTGCGCGTCCTGCGCGGCGCGCGCGGCCGCGTCGCGGTTGCGCACGCCCGTGAGCACGGCGTCGGCGAGCTTCGTGACCGCGCTCTCGGGCGTGAGCCCGGCGCCGCTCGAGTGACTCGGGCCCGTGGTCACGCCGAAGCGGTTGGAACGCGTGCGCACGCTGCCGAGTTTGAACGCCGCCCGCGAGTAGTCGCGGCTGGTCTGGTAGGCCGAGGGCATCGCTAGAACACGTACCCGCTGGGGGGCTGCGCGCCCGTGGGGACCATGCTGCGGCCGAGCGTGCCGCGGCCGACGCCACTATCGTAGCGCCGGAAACGGCCCGTCGCCGGGTCGTAGTACATGCCGGCCCCGGGTCCCGCCCGACGGGGCAGCGTGTCGGTGCCCGCGGTGTCGGTGGCGCCCGCGGCGTCGGCTGTGGTCCCGCCGGGCAGGATCTTGGGGATGTAGTCGAGCACCGAGTTGAGGTTCTCGGCGCGCTGCGCGTCGTCGCGCTGAGTCTGGTAGCCCGCCGCGCCGACGCGCGCGCCGGCCAGCGCCAGCAGCTTCGACTGGTTGAACCGCTTGTTCCCGAGCCAGACGTTGTACTTCTGCTCCTCGGAGACGTCGCCGGCGTGCTGGCGGCCACGTGCGACCGCCTGGGCGACGCGCATCGTCGCCGTCTCGGCGGCGGGGGCGGAGTCAACGCCCCGCTGGCGCAGTCGCGTCTGCACGCCGGCCAGCATCTCGCGGCCGCTCGTCTCGGCCTGGTCGGTCAGGCTCGAGCGCGTGGCGTCGGCGGCGGCGAGGTCTTCGGGCGAGAGCGTGCCCTCCGCGTGCAGTCCCGCGAGCCACCGCTGGAGTTCGCTCCAGTCAATATTGGTGCGGCGCCCGAAGGCCGCGCGGAACGCACCTGCGACGGCCGGGCCGTACTTCGCGACTGCAGTGCCAACGGTGACCGGGTCCATGCTCAGGCTCCTCCCACGCGGAACTTTAGGACGGTTCCCGCCTGAGTGCCAGTGAGAGTGATTGCGACGCGGCAGTTTGTACCCGTCCACAGGTGCTTTGATACGGGGCTCGCCTGCACCACCGGCACCGCGGCCCCGGCGTTGCTGATCTCCACGAGCTCGCACAGCGTCGGGCGCACGCCCAGCCGGTGCGAGACGTCGACGTTTCCCAGGTCGGGCACGTCAGTGAGATCGACGTCGACGTAGCGCGCGCGCGTCTTGCCTACCGCCGAGCCGGGCTTGCCGGTGCCGATCCCGAGCGAGTCGAACTGCAGGTTGCGCGAGGTGAGACTCAGAAGGATGCGGTCCTCGACCCCGTCGAACTGCGAGAGCCCGTTGCCCTTGATCGGCTTCGCCATTACGAGTTCTCGAGGTAGTGGAAGTCGACGTCGATCGTCACGATGCCCGTGACGCCCGACTGGTTCTTCAGGACCGGCTCGAACGGCGTCGTGCTGATGACGGGGATGGCGGTGACGGGGGTGAGCACGTAGTACGCGCTGCCGGCGACGCTGGTGCCGAGGAAGCTCGTCACGTGCAGGCGCGGCACCCACGAGTTCACGCCCGCAACGACGGCTTGGATCATGTCGCAGGTGATCGAGAGCAGCGTTGCGCTGCCGAGCACGATGCTCATGCCCACGGTCGCGAACGTCTTGAGCTCCATCTGCGCCTTCGTGATCTTCTGGCCGACGGTGACGGTCAGCTTGTCCTTCGTCACCCCGAGCGCCTCCAGTTGCGGCGTGCCGACGGAGGCGGCGCCCATCTGCAGCTTCGCGATCGTGCCGGTGGCGATGCGATCGCCGGGCATGGTGTTCACGGCGACCTTGGCGCCATTGAGCCCCATCAGGACCGAGCAGTCAGCGTCGACCAGGCCGCCGGAGAAGTGGTCGACGAGCGCCTGGAAGTTGCTCTGCAGGATCTCGGCGAGAATGTCATCGCCCGGGTGCAGGGTGTACGGCAGGTCGACAGGCATCGCTACTTCTCCTTCTTCGGCAGCGCGTAGCTGTCGAGGATGAAGCCACCGATCTCCATGTCCTCAAGGTTGCCGGAGATCGTGACCGCCGCGGCGTTGCCGGAGACGCCGCGCTCGATGCCGCTGAAAGCGTGGGAGGCGCCGGACTTCCCGTACTTCTCGCCCGAGTTGTACTTGACGCCCGAGTTGTACTTGGGCGCGCCCGAGGTCGCCGTGAGCGTCAGCGTGGCGATCTCGCCGGTGTCCGTCTCGATCGTGACGACGATCGTGCCCTTGCCGCGGTTGACGATCACCTCGATCCGTTCGTACGTCTTCTCGTACTCGGGCAGCCCGTCGTCGTAGAAGTGGCTCTTGAGCCGGATCGGGACCTTGATGCCGTTGTCGCCGTTGAAGTCGGCGAAGTCGGTCGTGCCGCGCATCGCCGACCACACGTGAAAGCCCGCGAGCGCCGCGGCAGGGTACTCGGAGTCCGGCGTGTTCGTGAAGACGACGTGGGCCCAGCCGAGTGTCAGCCCGACCGTGCCCTGGGTCGCGGTGAGCCAGCGCACCGAGCCGTCCGTGTTCACGCGCGCGACGCTCAGCCCCTTGGTCGGCACCACGATCGAGACGAGCGCGCCGCCCGAACCGTCGGTGCACGCGCCGATGAAGAAGTCATCATCGGCCGTGTTCGCGACCAGCGCGTAGGGCGACGTCCACTCGAGCGAGCCGGCGGCCGAGACGTGGCGCGCGCAGACCAGCGCGTTGTTCGTGATCCCGGCCGAGATGTGCCGCTGCAGCGACCAGAGGATCGTCACACCGCCCGAGCCGTCGGGCACCAGCGCGCAGTTGATCGGGATGCCGCGGCTCAGCGACGGCTGCCCGACGTTCGCGTCGGTGTCCGAGAAGATCGTCATCGGGCTTGCGAACTTCGCGAGTCCGCTCGAGAGCACGCGCTGCAGGTAGAGCGTGTGGTTGCTGCCCGAGTCGACACGCCAGAGCGCGTACATGCCGCCGTAGCCGTCGGGGCAGAACGCGGAATCGGCCGCGCCCGAGGCGATGAGCGTCGACGTGCCGCCGTTCCACTGCTTCGCGCCACCGGAGGAGATCGACTGCGCGCGCAGCGTGCCGCCCTGATCGCCCGCGACCAGCATCGAGCCCAGCCCGTCGGCCATCACGCGGTTGCCGCGGTTGGGGGCGTAACTGGTGACGGCCGGCAGCGCGTCGACCGGGAAGCCGGCGACCACCGCGCCGAGCGAGTCGATCCGGATGACCCGGCGCGAGGTCAGCCCGACGATCGTGACGTCGGCGCTCACGTAGCAGCCGCCCGCGCCGTCGGCGACGATCGAAGGCGTCGCCTCCGAGCTGGTGGCCGAGAACGCCCGGATGCCGTTGGCCGTCCACACCGCGGCGCCGAACTTGTTGATCCGCTGGATGTAGATTTGCGTCGTGCCCGCGCGCAGGTCGGTCCAGCAGGCGATGATCCCCCCGTCGCCGTCGCTCACCGCCTGGTGGTCCGCCTTCGCGGTCGTGAGCGCGTTGAGCACGGTGCCGAAGCCGTTGAGCCCCAGCGCGCCGGCATTCCACTGGCGCACCCCGTTCGCGTCGAGCCGGTTCGCGATCAGCGTCGAGGGGCTGGTGCCGGATCCCTGGTAGTCGAGCACCACGACGAAGCAGCCGCCATCGTCATCGGTCGAGAGCACGAAGGGCGAGGGCTGGAAGCTGTTGGTCGCCGTCTGCGACACCTGCACGCCGCCGCCCCACAGCAGCGCACCCGCGGCCGAGAGTTTCTGTACGAACGCCTGGTAGAACGTGCCGGCGTGGAAATCGGTGAACGCGGTGAAGGATGGGTTGAGCGCCACCGCGCCGCTGTTGGCCGCCGGGAACTGGCGAGGGTCGGCGAGCAGCAGCGTGGCACCGTTGAAGTCCACGCGATCCTTCTGCACGAGCGCATCGACCGCGCACCATTCCGTGTGGTGGGACCAGTTGCCGTGCCGGAGGTCGTAGGCGAGGAACTCGTCGGGGACGCTGTGGCCCTGCGGCACGTACCAGAACAGGATGAAGTCGCCCAGGTAGTTCACCGCCACGATCTCGGCGTCGCGCCCGGTGTCCATCTTGAGCAGGTAGTCGCCCACCTCGTCCGCGCCGATCGGGTCGACCGAGACGCCGCGCATCACGAAGAGCCGCCCGTCGCCAGCGGCGAAGAAGATCGTGCCCCCCAGGCTCACCGCCGCGCGCGGGCCAGCGAAGCCGGCGCCCTCGTAGCGGACCAGCAGCCGGAAGCTGTCGACGTCGTCGCCGTCGAACGTCCACACGCTCGTGCGCTTGCCGATCACCAGGCGCTCGCCCTGCCGCACGACGTCCTGGATCTCGTCGCCGTCGTCCTTGCCGACGGGGTAGATCAGGTCGCCGATCCAGTTGCAGATGCCCGTCGACTCATCGCCCACGACCGGCTGCGAGAGGTACAGGTTCGAGCCGCGCCAGCCGACTAAGCGACCGCGGTGGAAGATCGTGCCGTCCATCACCACGGGCTCGCCGTGGATCGTCTCGTCGGCCTCGCCGAACAGGCTCGCGTCCGAAGCGCCGTCGGTGTACGTCGACGCGGTGCCGTCGGGCTTGACGATGTACCACGGGCCCGCGGCGCTGCCGTTGGCCTTGGTGCGCTCGAGGATCCAGCCGACGTAGTCGGTGCGCGCGCCCGCGTAGACCGGGATCACCAGGTTGATCGTGTAGTTCCCGGACGCGGCAACGACCTGCCGCGCGGCGCTCACGGGGCCCGAGAGCGTCGAGCCATTCCCGAAGCGGTAGCGGTGGCGGTAGAAGTAATCCTTGGTGACGGTCAGCGCGCCGCCGGCCGAGTTGGCGTTGAAGGTCGGCGCGACCGTGGGCTTGGGGATCACCAGCGAGAGCCACGTGTCGGCGGTGTTCGTGGGCCCGTAGAAGATCGGCGGCTGCAGTCCGCCGAGCTGGCAGCCGACGATCAGCCCGTTCGCCATCGCGAAGTCCATCCAGCGCGACGTCGGCGTGTACGGGAGGACCTGCAGCGTGCGCGTCGTCTGGCTCATCCGGTACAGGTGGCCGTTGCCACCGCCGCTGTCCACCGCCGCGTAGAGCTTGTTGCCACTCGCGTGGTAGTGCTTCCCGAGCGAGTGCGGCGGCTCGAGCAGCTGCGCCTGCGAGGCGTCGCGCGAGCCGGGGCGAACGCTGCCCGCGCGCGAGGGACGCCAGAGTTCGTTGTCGGCGGACTTGAGGAAGTTGGGCGGCACGCCCTTCTTCAGCCCCACGGGCGAAATGCGACCGACGACTCCCCGGGAGAAGTCGTCGTGCAGGGTGCGGACCTCGATCGCGTCGTAGCGCGGCATCAGCGCATCCCCACGGTCCAGTCCTCACCGCCCGGCGGGCGGATCGAGGAGCGGCGGTCGTCGCTGCGGTCCTCGAACTTCTCGCGCTCGGCTTCGATTTCATCGACCCATCGCTTCCAGTCGTCCATCGCGGCCGCGCGCTCGCGCCCGGTGAGCCGCGCGAGGATCTGCATGCCTTCCTGCACCGCGTCGCGCATGCTGTCGGGCAGTTCCATGAGCGTCGCGCTCGTCTCGGTCACGACTTCCTGGGGCAAGTGCCAAGTGGTGACGATGCCGCCGTCGTCGACGTCAGCGACCGGAGCGTCCAAGAGCTCGAACCAGTTCGCGCGCGCGTGGTAGCCCCATACCTGCGAGGAGGGCCGGTAGCCGTCGGTCGCGTTGCGCCACTCGTCGCGGAACCGTTCGCGGAGCCAGTAGTAATCGCCGAGCGAGGAGGGCTGCGCGACCTGCGAGATCCGGATGCCGCTGATCTGGATGTTGTCATCGGGGTAGTAGTAGCGCGGCTCGTTCGCCTGCAGGTTGAAGTAGTAATCCGTCTCGAGGCAGCGCAGCCCGCGCGCGAGCTTGCGCTGGGCGCGGTTGTAGAATCCGAGCATGGCGGGGCGCTTCGTGCTCTTGCCGTTGGGGTCCCCGATTTCGTACAGGGCCGCGCTGATGATGTCGCCGACGGGCGTGCTCATGTCGATCCGGCTCCTCCGCCCTGGTGGAATCCGCCCCCGGCCCCGCTGCCCGGGTGGTAACCGCTGCCGGCGCCCTCGCCGGAGTGAAAGCCACCGCTGGCCTGATCGCCCGGCCGGAAACCGCCGCCGGTGCCGGCGCCGAGCCGGTAGACGGGCGAGCCGACCCCCGCCCTACGGTACAGGGTTTGCAGGAGCCACCGGAAGGAACGCTGGACCGATCCGTGCGGCGGCGCTCCGTAGAGCAGCGGCGCCGCCGGCTGTGGATTGAACCAGTCGGCCGTGAGCGTCCAGTCCTGGTCGGGGAAGTCGAGGTCGGTCGGCACCTCGAGCGGATCGCCCAGCACCCCGAGCACCTCGGAGCCAGCGACGCGCGTGCCGGCGCCCTCGTTGAACGGCCAGACGATGTTGTGGTTCTCGGTCGTGATGCACAGCCCCAGGATCGCGCACGCGCAGTGTGTCCGCGCCTCTGGCCCGTTGAACGCCATCACGCGGCACACCTTGTCGGCCTCCGAGAACATGCCGTCGGCCCCGGAGGTGTTCACGACGTCGTCGGCCGCGACCACGGCGCCATCGACCGAGAGCGCGCGCGACTCGCCGAAGAAGGCCATCTGGTACTGGCGGAACTGCCCGTCGGCCACCGCCACGCCGGGCGCCGAGAAGATGAGCCCGCGGTGGCGCGTCAGGCCGCACACGCGCAAGTCGGGCGTCACGCCGATCGCGAAGAGCTCGGCGCCGTCGACCTCGTGGAAGTTGGCGAGCCAGTGTGTCTCGGTGTCGGAGTCGAGCCGGTGCGGTGCCTCATAGAGCGCCGCGAGCACGGTCATCGACTGCTCGCCGCCGCCGGCCAGGTTGGTCAACGTACCGGGGTTCTGCATCCACAGCGCGAAGTAGGGATCGCCGTAACTGCGGATGCCGATGCTCGCGGCACGCGTGACCTGCGCCGGGGTGAGCGGCGTCGCGGCGACCGTCTCGGTGCCCGCCGCGGGGAAGCCGATGCGGTTGGCGACCGCGGGCTCGAGCAGCGTGAGGGCGATCGCCGCGAGCGAGGCGGCGGCGCTGCTCGCCGGCACGGAGATCGTCGGGTCAATCGCCGTGATCGTGATCGCCTCCAGCGGCGCGGCGACCGAGACGGCGCCCGGCGTCACCGTGGGGGTGAGCAGCGAGATCGTCGCCGTGAGCGGAGCGGGCTGCGCGGGCAGCGCGGCCTTGAACGTGACGATCGCGGCTGTCCATGCCCGCGAAGTGATCCCGGTCGCGGCCGCGGCGTAGGCGCCGGTCGCCGAGACGACGCGATACCCTTCCGCCAGCGTGCCGTTCGTGGTCGCGGGCCCGCCCGTGGTGCCGTCGCGCTGCCCCGTAGTGAAGCTGCCGGCCCACGTCGGGCCGGTGTCCCCGGAAGGGCCCTCGGTGGCGATGAAGCCGAGCAGCAGTTCGTCGGCCTGCGAGGTCGTCGCCGTATTACCGGAGGACGGCGTCGTGCCGGTGCCCGAAGCGTTGGCGGTCTGATCCTGCGGAGCGACGGCGCAGCCGACGACCTCGACCGCGATCATGCTCACGTAGGTCGCGACACCCGAGAGCGTCCAGTCCTCGGTGACGACGTCGTGGGTTCCGGCCGAGACGTTGTCGAGCCGGTAGACCTCGAGCTCTCCGCCAGAGCCGACGGTGCCGCTGAAGACGAGCACCATCGGCACGCCGCCCCACGTGGGATTGGCCGCGTCGCCGGCGAACTGATCGAACTCGATGCCGACCACGAGGCACGAGCCGGCGGCGCACGTGACGCCGGGAAGGGTAGCCTGGGTGATGGCCCCCTTCTGGTGCATCGTGCCGCGCGCCGTCCGGGTGATCGACACGAGCTACCTCACGCGGCCTTGAGGATCCCCGCGACGTTCCACGACACCGTCAGGTCGCCGCCGTTCGTCGTGATCGCCACCGAGAACTGGAAGACCGCGATGATCGGCGAGTCGGTGTCGTCGTTCACGGGCTTGTACAGCACGAGCGCCGCGGCCGTGCCGGCGCTGATGCCCGTCCACACCAGGTCGTCGGCGTCGAGGTAGGCCAGGTCGTTCACGTTGTCCTGCGTCACCGTCTTGCTCGCGAGCGCCTTGCGGCCCGAGCCGGCGAAGCCGCCGGCGTATCCGGTGCCCGAGAGCTCGCTCGCCGTGTACGTGCTGACGAAGTTGTCGTCGGCGTTCGGCGTGTGCGCGCTCGTGACCAGCATGGCCTTGATGCCGTCGGTGTCGAGGTCGACGCCGCCCGAGAGCAGCAGCGCCTTGATCTTGTTCGAGACGACTGAGGACACAGCGGCCTCCTAGAGCGGATCGGTGCGCTTGCCCGTGGCGTCTTCGTCGGGCCCGGGGAACGAGAAGACCGTGATGAGCCGCATGAACAAGCCCTGCATGGAGGCGACCGCGATCACGTAGCGGAATCGGATGTACTCCGAGGCGATCCCCGCCGCCGCGCCGTTGCTGTAGACGGTGACGTACTGCCACGCGCCCGCGTTGTTCGGCACGACCGCGCTGGAGAAAGCGTTCGAGATCCCGAACGCGCCCTGCGTCGTATCCTCGTTCGCCGTGTCGCCGCCCGCGCCGTCGAGCCGTTGCTCCTCGGTGGCGCCGGCGAAGACCTGGAGCGTGCTGCCGCCCCCCGTGTTGCCCGGCGCGAGCACCGCCAGGACCACGCGCTCGGCTCCGCGTGCCGGCGTCGTGCGCGTCCAGTACGTGCCGACCGGGACGGGCGCTTCGCCCTGCCGGAGCCACTGCGTCAGCCTCCGCTTCATGTCGACCTCGTGACGAGCGGGCGGGGGCCGGAGCCCCCGCCGCGCGCGCGGTTTCGGGTTACGTGCTCGAGCAGTGGACGAGCGTGCCGACCGTGTAGAAGCCGGTCGATCCGATCTGCGCCGCCGCCTTGATGCAGTTGCCGACGACGAGGCCCCATGCGGGAGCCGTGGCCGCCTTGGTGGTTGCGACCGCGAGTTGGCCGGCCGTGGCCGAAGCCATGACCGCGTCGCCCACGGCGATCGCGGCGCTCGTGCAGCGCGCCGCGACGAGCGAGCCGGGACCAGCGACGAGCCCGCGCCCGCCCGCCTTGATGGTCTGGACCGCGATGCCGGCCCAGCCCTTCGCGCCGGAGGTGCACTGCTTGCCGGTGATGACGTTGACGTCCGGATCCGACGTGCCCGGGTTCTGGTCGCGGCCGATCACCACCGTCGTATCGAAGACCACGCCCTCGCCCGAGTTGATGGTCGTCGATGCCTCGGCGCTCGTCACCAGGTAGGGGATGCCGATGATGGCGGTTCCCGACCAGAAGATCGTGCCGTCGGCGCCGCGGATCTGATACTGCTGCTCGTAGTTCGTGTAGTTGACGTGCACTGCGAATCACCTCCTCGAAGGGGCTGGTCTAGCTGCTGACCGCCGTGGAAACGCTGGAGATCACGCCGTTCGCCCGCGGCTCGATGACGATCATCTCGCCACGCCACAGGATGTACGCGGTGCGCGCGAGCTGGTTGTACGCCTTGCGGAAGTCCTCGAAGGCGAAGTTCGCGTCTTCGTGGACGTACAGGCGGACGGCGTCCTCGTTGATGAAGTAAATCTTCTCCACCTTCGCGGACGAGCGCGGCGCGCGTTCGTCGATGACCCACACGGCGGTCTTGTACTTCAGGTTGTCGTAGCCCGCCTCGGCCATCTTCGTGTCCTGCTGCGGGCGCATGTAGCGATCGTTGAGCGAGAGCGCGTTGTGGTAGCAGGTGAACGAGCCCACGTTCGAGAGGATCAGCGTCGGCGACTTGCCCGACGCGAAGCGGATCCCCGCCCACATCTTGCCCAGCACGCGCATGACCTGGCCCGCGGTGAGCGGATCGAAGCCACCGCCGCCGCCAGCCGCGTCGGTGTACGCGGTCGCGTCACCGTTGTGCAGCCACCAGCCGTTGGTCGCCGTCGAGAGCCCCGGCGTGCCGGCGCGCGTGATGCCGCCGTACGACTGCGAGGTCAGCGAGTCGGGCGAACCCGCGGTGAAGTCCTTCATCGAGTACTGCAGGCCCGTCATGCGGCGCGGGTCGGAACCGTCATTGAAAAGATCGGTGCCGATCAGGTCGATCGAGGTCGTCTTGGCGATCTCGGCGAGCGTGTCGACGAGGCCCTTGACCATGTTCGGGCCCTGGACGGTCTTCTCGTCTTCCCACGTGACGGTGATGGGCACGACGGCGGTCTTCGGCGTGAAGACGGCCATCTGCAGCACTTCGCGCACGGTCGTGTCGATCAGTTCGGCGCCCGAGATCCACTGGCCGCCACCGCCAGCCGGCTTCCACGCCAGCGGCACCTGAATCGACCGGCCGCCGGCGAAGGACTTCTGACGCTCCTTCGCGCGGTAGAGGAACGCGTTGCTCTTGCTCCACTGGTCCTGGATGTTCTTGACGACGTAGTCGCCGACCAGCGTGTTGACGGTGTTCCAGGGGAACGAATAGGAACCCACGGACGATCACCTCCCTGTGATGGCCGTGCGAGTGCGGGGCTATCGCGTGAAGTTCAGTTCGCGCAGTCCCCGGTCGACGGCCTGCTCCATTGTCTCGTTGGCCGGTACGGGCAGTTTCGTCGAGGGCGTACGGCCCCCAGCACTACCGGCGGGAATGGGCTGCGCTGCGGGCGGCTGGCCGGGAACGCGGGTCGTCCTGCGGCCGGCCCCGGGGGGCGGGCTCGCAGGCGTTTCGGCGTTCGGCGTAGCGCGCTTCACCATCCGAGGGAAGACCCTCCGGGTCAGTTCCTCGACGGTCAGTTCTGCCGCAGTGTTCGGGTGCTCTTCGGCGTACTTCGCAACCTCGTCCATCATCTTATCGGTGATCGGCAGTTCGCCGCGCGCCGTGATGGGCTTCTTCGTCGCGGGGTCGATCAGCTGCTTGCCGTCCTCGCCCAACTTGGGCACGTCGGCCTCGATCGCGAAGGTCTTCTGGACCTCGATCACGTGCTTCTCGACGGCGGCGATCGTGGCCTGGTCGTCGGCGGCAGCGAGGCGGTTCTCGATCGCGGCAAGCCGGCGCTCCTGCGCCTGGTGGCTCGCGAGCAGCGCCTTGCCCGACTCCTGCACCGCCGGGTCCTCGTGCTCGAGCAGTGCCTTGATCTCGGGCGGCACCACGGGCTCGGTCGGGACCTCGGGCGTCTTGGCCTCGGGCACCTTGATCTCGACGCCGGCGGCGCGCAGCGCCTCCACGGCGGCGGCCATCAGTTCGGGCGTGAGCGCGGGCGCGATGGCGGCCGGCGCGACGACCGGCTCTTCCTCGACGATCGGATCTTCGGCCGGCGGCGTCTCCTCGCCCGCGGGCGTCTCCTCGGCCGGGTCGATCGCCGGGTCAGCGGGCGTCTCGACGGGCTCGGGGTCCGGGCCCTCGTTCGCGAGTGAGGTCAGCGGTCCCGTGTCGGGCTGCGCGAGCAGCTTGTCGTACACCTCGTCCGGAATCATCGACATGCTGGCCTCCTAGAGCCCCATGTTCGCCGGGCTGGACCCCGGCGAGGTGCCGTAGTCCTGCTCCGGTCCGTTGAGCGAAGACACCGGCGGCGCCGCGCCCGGCTGGGGCGCCGGGGCGCCGGGCATGCCGGCGACGTCGCCTGTCTCCTGCGCGATCGTCGACTGGATCTCGACGAGCCCGTTCTTCAGGTACTCGATCTCGTTGGGCTCGAGCGGGCGCGACTTCATCGTCGCCAGGATCGACTCGAGGCTCTGCTTGATGCTGGTCTGCGCGCGGTTGCCGGGCGCGGGCGCCATGAACTCCGGCGCGCGCTGCGCGGCGGGTCCCAAGCTCGGGCTCATCGGCGGACGCCCATCGCGCTCATCTGCGCGGCAACGTGACGCTGCGCGGCCGGCGCGCTCTTGCGCCGGGACTTGCGCACCGAGGCGATCTTCTCGGCGACGCGGCGTGTGCCCGCGCGCTGCGGAAGGCCGGCCTGCTTGGTCGAAGCGTATTCGGTCAGTTGCTTCATGGTCATCCCCGGGGCGAAGCTCGCCTTCTGGCCCTGTCGCCGGCGCTCGAGCTCGGCGCCCGCGGCCTGCTGCTGCGCGATCGACGTCGCTGGCATGGTACTCCTCTCACGCCGCCACTGGCGAGGCGGTGGCGGGTTTTCCGTTCGGTTTCCCGCCCGCGGCCCCGTTCGGCTGCGGGGTGTTCATCGCGAGGAGCTCCTGGCGCAGTTGCTCCTGCTGGAGTCGCTCGACGATCTTCGCGCGGCCCGGCCACTGGAACGCCTCGAGCACGCCCTTGGCGTCCAGGATGCCCTTGTCGAAGAAGAGCAGCGACGTCTCGCGCAGGTCGCGCCGGCCGTCGGGCGTGCCCGTCCCGGGCGTCATGCGCACGGCATAGGGGCTGCACAGTTCGTCGGGCGTCACCGACACCGGCCGGCCCGCGGCGGTCTGGAAGATCAGCGAGTCGACGTTCTTCATCCCGTAGACGTACATGACCTTGCGCAGCAGCAGCGAGCGCGCGCGGTGGGCGGGGTTTTCCTTCGCGTTCATCCGGCGTAGCGAGTTGTCGTCGAGCCGGCGGATGGCGCTCGCCGCCTCGACGCCCGCGGGCTTGATGCCGCGCTGGACGTCGGGCACGCCGGTGACGCTCTCGGTGTCGCGCTCGTCGGCGGCGTACATCTCGAACTGCTGCGCCGCGGGTCCGCGGAACTCCAGGTACTTCGCGTCCGAGCCACGGTTGATCGTGAGGAAGTCGCCGCCACTGACCACGCCCTTGTCCAGCTGCATGCCGTGTCCCGAGGTCGCGATCACCGGCGGATTCGCCGAGAGCTCGAGCGCGCGCATCATCAGCGCCTTGCGCCGGTTCAAGCCCCGCTGGATCGGGATGGCGTGGTCGACCTCGCTCGTGCTCTCGAAGCGGTCGACGCGCTGCTGGTTGCGGTCGATCACGATGCACGAGCCCATGAAGCACGGGTCGAGCTGGTAGGGCGCGTGCAGGATCGTGCCGGTGCCGGTGACGGAGGCGACCCACCAGCCGCTCGGGCAGCGCGGCTCGGGCGTCGCGTACTCGCCTTGGACCTGCTCGCCGCTGGGCAGCCACCACGTCCCGCCGTACGTCACCGGGACCAGCTCCTCGTCGCGCAGGAGCAGTTGGAAGAGGAACGTCGTGGTGCCGTGCTCGCGGCTCGCGCCGGTGTCGGCGGTGAACGACTGCCCGACGGTCGGCGTCTCGCCCTCTTTGTGCACGGCGAGCGCCTTGTCGAGCGACGCGGGGGTCCAGCGCGAGGTCTGCTGCTCCAGGAACTCGCGCCACGGCTTGACCGTGACCTCGTACGAGGGCGAGGCGAAGTGGTCCGAGGTGATGTCGCTCGCCTTGTCCGGGAAGGTCGCGCGCAGCCGGTGCGTGCCCACGGCGGTGGCGATGAACTGGAAGTGGAGCTCGTCGTCGTTGCGCGCCGCCGGGTCGGGGTAGTAGTCGAACGTCGAGAGGTTCTTCACCACCGGTCGGCCGGTCGAGTGGTCGGACGAGATCAACCACGGGTTGTAGCCGAAGATGAACTTGTCGCGGCCGCCCAGGTAGATCGCCTGGTCGAAGTCGGCCTCGTCCATGATCGCCTCGGCGGCCTGCTGCAACCGCTCGGCGCGATCGGAGTTGTCCCAGCCGTACGGGACGATCTCGGGGCGCGGCGTCCCGGCGATTGCGAGCGCGACCTGCGCCTCGACGAGCGAGTAGATCCGGTTGGTCACCGCGTTCACGCGGTTCATCCAGCCGTTGACATAGTGGAAGCCGTCGTAGAAGAGGCTGTTCTGCTTCAGGCGCTCGAGCTCGGCCCGGCGCGCGTTGTACGCGTCCGACCACAGGGCGCTGATGAACGAGAGGAGGGCGTCGTCGTCCATCTCCTTGCCGTCCTCGTCGGCGAACGGGGTACTGGTCGGCGCCTGCCGCATCGCCGCGATGAATCGGGTCCCGTTGTCCCACTCGAAGATCGGCAGTTCATCTTCCATGAAGGACTCGCTCCCTGGACTCCGCGAGCCGCTCGCGCGTCTTCGCGCTGGGCTCGAAGTCCGACGTGCCGAACTTCTCCTGCAGCTGCTTCAGCTGGCGGCGCCCGTGCACGGGCACGGGGAATGCTGGGTTCATGTGCTCGGGGATGTCGTCGATGATCTGGCCGAGCCCGGCGATCGGCGCGGCGGCCGCCTGCACGCCGCAGCCCCACGGGCACTCCGCCTCGCTGGCGAGCGCGATGCCGGAGCGCTCGGCGTAGTGGCCGCAGGCCAGGAATAGCCGCGCCATCAGTGCATCCTCGCGACGTTCGCCAGGTCGTGGATGCGGCGGTGATACTCGCGCGCGACCTCGGCCATGTCGCGGCCGTCGAAGCACGCGAGATGCGCGGGGAGCTCCACCGCCATCGGCGTAACGGGCGCATAGAAGACCGGCTCGCGCACGATCGGCTTGGCGCACAGGAAGCATTCGTTCCCGATCCGCCCCGCAATATCGAGGTCGGGGTTGATACCCAGCGAGCCGCCCATTGGTCACCTCTCCCCACCCATCCCCATCGACTCGTTGTGCATCCGGCGCTCCAGCCTCGCCTGCAGCGTCCGGCTTAACTCTGCTTCGGTCATCCCGGTCAGGTCAAGCGACAGCTTCGTCGCGCCCTCGGGATCGCGTTCGCGCAGCAGCCGCACCTGCTCGTCGATGCGCGCCATCTCCAGCTCGGGCAGCGGCAGCAGCGGCGCGGTCACGGTGCCGCGGTGCAGGGCGAGCGCCATGCCGGCGGCGATCACGCGGTCGATGAAGTGGCCGGGCTGCTTCGTGATCTTCGTGACCGTGAAACCTTCCTTGCGCTCGTAGATCGTGGTCGACATCTCGCCCACCAGCCCGGGGCTATAGATGCCGCCGCGCTTCTCGCGCACGTACTTGCGGAAGGTGTCGATCAGCAGGTGCTTCGCCTTGTTCGTCTCCCACCAGCCGGGCTTATCGGTGACCTGGCCGGCCACCGTCTCCTCGCTGGCGGTGCGGAAGTACAGGTTCGGGTACTCCAGGTCGAGCAGCCGCCCGTGGAAACTGATGCCGTGGTTGTTCGCCTCGCCGACGATCAGCGCGTTGCCGTAGTGGTAGCCCAGCCACGCGGAGTATTCGGCGAGCAGGTCGGGCGGCGTCCGCCCCCACCACTCGGCCACGAACTCGAGCGTCATCTGGTCGAGGACCTGCAGCGGCGAGGGGTCAGACTTCGGATCGCCCTCGGACGGGTCGGCGCCGATGATGTACGTGTGCCGCGGGTGCGGCGCAACGTAGATGCGCAGCCGGCCGCCCTCGACGTGATCGAGCGCGGGCTTCGACGTGCTCTTGTCGAAGCTGATTTCGCACGGCCGCGCGAGCTCCGCGTGGTAGAGGAACTGCGGGCCGTCGGCGCGCGGCGAGGCGACATCGCGGCCGGCGATGAGCGGCACGGTAGCGCGGTAGTGCTCGAGCCCCTCGTGGTCGAACACGGGGCGGCCCGAGAGCGCGAACGCCTCCTGCCACGTGCTCGGGTACTCGACGCGGAAGGCGTCGACGTCGCCGTCCATGTTGAGCCGGATGCACCAGCGCCGCCACGCCAGCTGCTCGAGCTCGAGCGAGTGCGCCCTGGCGAGCTTGCGCTCCTCGGTGGTGAGCTCGCTCGCGTCGAACCACGGCTTGAGCTTGTACTCCTCGTGCTTGAACCACGGGATGAACACCGGGGTCCAGCCGCGCTCCCAATCGGCGAGCTCGGTGTTGGCCTCGCCGTTGATCGCGTTCACCCACATCTCGTGAAACTTGTTGCCGACGCCGTTTGCGGTCGACTCGATGATCGCCAGCGAGTTGGTCGACGCCGGCACGGACTGCATGACCGCGACCAGCACGTCGGTCGCCTTCTCGTAGAACGCGAGCTCGCTGAAGTGCACGCTCTGCGCGGTGTAGGAGCGGACCTCGCCCACGGCCTCGACCTGCACGCGCGATTCGTTGTCGAGCTCGAGCTCGTTCACGTTCTCGAGCTTCGCTCCGATCCGCAGCGCCTTGGGCAAGTAGCGATAGAACCGCTTGGTCATGCGCAGCAGGTTCTTCGCCGCCGGCTTGGTGTGCGCGAGCACGAGCCCGCCGCGGTTGGGATGGAAGAGCGCGTCCGAGAAGAGCAACGCCTCGGAGAGCGTCGAGACGCCGACCTGGCGGGACTTCAGGACGATGATCCGGGGCGGGATGCCGCGCGCTCGCGCATCGTCGATCGCGTCCAGGATCCGCTGCTGCGTGTGGTTGATGAAGAGCGGCTGGAGGCCCGTGTTCTTGGTCGCGATCTTGAGGCAGTTCCGGACGTAGAAGTTCCGGTGGGCGCGGCAGTACTCGACGGTGAGGCGCGGGTCGTCCTCCGCGACGAGCTTCGGCTTGGCCGGTGCTCGCTTGCCGATCCACGGAGGCACGGACTACCTCGAGATGGGGACGTCCCTATCCTGCGGCCGCAGCGACTCGAGCGAGGGCGGCGGGCTCGTCGGATCCGGCTCACCAACCTGACGGTCGCGGCGGCGCGTGTCCACCTGCGCCATCGCGCCCATCGCGACGAGCGCGGTCAGCACGGCGCCGAGGTTCTGGTCGAGCGTGTCGAGCCGCTCGCCCTGGCGGTTGAGCGTCGCGGTGTGCGTGGCGAGGCTCTCGGCGGTGGTGAGCAGCGCGTCGGCCGCGGCGCGCTCGGTGTGCGCGGCCTTGAGCAGCGTGTTCGACGCGACCTCGGCCGTCTTCGCGATGCGCTCAGCGTCGCCGAGGCGGTCGCTCGCGTGCTGCACCATCTCGGTGTTGAGCTTCTCGAGGTCGATGCGGCGCTCGTCACCCTTCTGGCTCGCCATGCGCCAGCCGATCACGAATGCCCACGCCGAGCAGCCGAACACCAGCAGCACGAGCAGCAGGACGCCGAAGAGCTCAGTCACGCGAGGTCGATCTCTTGGAAGCCACGCTGGTCGGCAGCGAGCCCGCCAGGCGCACGCGCGTCAGGATCGCCGGGCGCGGCCGGCCCAGCGCCAGCGGCTTGCCGTACTTCACCCGCGGCTGCTCCACGTGCTCCGCCACCGTCTTCAGGAACTCGCCCCGCGGCGCCCCGATCGCGTCCGCCATCTCGATCAGTTCCGAGAGGCGTCGGTCGGGCCGCTGCGTCCAGTACCAGCGGCGCAGGCGCGTCCACGACAGCCGCCGGTACACCTCCCTCAACGGGGTCCGTGTTGAAATCCAGCGGAGGAGCGCAATCTGCCACGGGGGGCAGTCCGAGTTGAGCACAGAGGGTGCACTCTCCGTTCGCTCCTGCCACGACGATGCCGTGACGCGCACAGGTCATCCCCCTCGGGCTCTTGAGGTCGTGGTAGCACTCCCCGCACGCGCCCAGGTGCGAGGGCTCCCCGGTCTTCCAGTCGTACAGCCAGACGGTTTTCTGGTGCTTCGCGCACCAGCTCTGGCCGAACTGCGGAACGACCCCGTCGGGGTTGGGCGCCATCACCGCCCGGCCGAACTGGTCGATCAGTCCCATGCGCGTAGCCTCGCACAGTTGGCCGCCCTCGCGCAAGGAAATGGGCTTGACGCGACGAATGGGCATGATTACAGTGCGCGGCAGCGAGGGTGGATGAACGATTTCGGTAGCCGGGGCGTTGCAGCGCAGGCGCTACCCTCGCTAGGAACGCCCACCACCGCGCTCGCGCCCCGCTACCGTTTCCGTCAGGTGAGCATGCCCACGTGCAGAGCTCGGATGCTTTCGCACACGATCAGCACCGACGCTCGCGTCGCGGGGCTTGGATCACCGCTCGCCCGGCTGCTCTACACGTGGATGATCCCGCACTGCGACAACTTGGGCCGGATGCCCGGCGAGCCGGCTTCGGTGCGCGCCACGGTGATCCCGCGCGAGCAGGACGTCAGCGACGGCGACGTGCACGAGTGGCTCCAAGACATGGACCGTTTGGGCCTCGTCTGCTGGTACCACTACGACGGCATGCGCTACGTCCAGATGCTCGGCTGGGAGAAACACCAGAAAATCGTGGGCAACATGGCGCGCACGAGCCATTACCCAGCGCCCCCCAAGGACTTGCACGCGGCGTCTATACGCCGTTCGTACGGCGTATGAACGGCGTTCGTACTGAAGTAGAAGTAGAAGTTGAAGGTAGAGAATTCAGAGAGGGGTATCAGCGTATCGCCCGGAGTTATCCACAAAGATTCCACACCGATCGCACGCGATCTCTCAGAGACGAAGGACCAAGATGAACTGCTTCACCCCTGCAGCGCGGATCATGGAGGTCGCCAGCCGTGTCGGCGACGAGCTCCGCCGCCGCGGCATCGAGCCGACCAGTCCCGAGGGGATGGACGCGTTCCGGCTCGCCGGGATGATCCTGGCGCGCGGGGGAACGATCGAAGACGCCCTGCTCACGGTCAGGAATCGCCTGGTCGAGCAGCTGGGCATGTTCGAGGACGACGGCGAGACGCCGCCGCCTCTGGAGTGACGCCGATGAGCACTGTGCCGTACGCGAAGGCGCTGGACTTGGTGGATCTCGCCACGAAGAACCTGAAGGCGTCGATGGCGCTGCTCGGCGCGGCGCCGGCGCTCGAGGGAGCACCGGCGTGAGCGGCGGGGCGATCATCCAGCCGCCGACCGGCGGCACGCGGCGCCAGCAGTTCGATGCCGCCAAGGCGATCGGCGAGGCCGAGGAGAAGGCGGCCCAGCTGAAGCAGCGCGAGGCTTTCTTCGCGCGGATCCCGGGGCCCTTCCGGTTCGGCTACGCCGACCGCGAGTGCCCGCAGTGCGGCTCGAGCAACGCGAAGCCGAAGCGATTCTGTGAGGGACGGGATCCCTGGCAGGGACCGGAGGCGACCTGCTGGATCGTCGGCGAGCACCTGCACGCCTCGTGCGAGTGCGGCTTCGGCTGGATCGAGCGCGTGAAGTGCGACGAGCACGAGGCCGCCGGCCGCGGTGCGCCGCGATTCGACGAACGGTACGACGCGGACGAGCGAAAGATCCGGCTGACGGTCGTGGTGAGCGGGCTCACGCGCTGGGATGTTCCGGTCGAGGTGCCCACCGCGGCGCCGTCGGTCGAGCCATGAGCGATCTCGACTTCCGCCGCACGGCGGTCGACGGGACTCTCGCGCGTCTCAAGTCCAGCTGCGAGGGCATCGCCGCCACGTCGGAGGCCGCGGTCAAAGGCATCCAGCACTTCCGCGGCCTGATGTCGCAGCACTCGAAAGAAATGGCCTCGCGCGAAAGCCGGCTCGCGCGCGACCACGGCGTCCTGGTCGGGCTGTGCCGATCGGTGCTGATCGCCGCGCGCTCCGGCAGCCCGACGAAGCTCGAGAAGTCGTGCGCTCGGCTCGAGTCTGCGATCTCGGTCGAGGGCAAGAAGGTGATGGTCGCGGGCCCGGACGAGATCCGGCGCGCGATCGACTTCCTGCGCAAGCTCGCGGCCCAGGGTTCCTATCGCAACATCGAGTTCGTCGAAGGGCAGCGCATGACCACGCGAATCGTGTGGCAGGGGGGCGACCAGTACCACCCGACGACGCTCGCCGAGTTCGCGCTCAAGTGGCTGCTCGACGAGGGCCCGGCCGACACCTCATCGAGCGAGTTCGAGGACTGACATGGCGGACACGCGAGGGCGGGCGCTCGAGTTCGTGTACGGCCCCTCGGACGGCGACACCGCTGTGCCGCCCGCGGGCGTACGCGAGGGTGCGCCCGTCTTCGTCGTGTCCGACTTCCTCACCGCGAGCGGCCGGCCCGTGTTCGCGGTCTACCTGGTGGCGACGCACGCGACATGCGACGCGTCGTGCCCGGGCTTCGTGCGCGGCCAGCCGCACGAGCTCTTGGTGTTCGACGGCTGGTACGAAGACGCCCCGGGCGATCGCCTGGGGAAACGCCTGGGAGGGCTCTGCCGATGATGCGGGAGTCGTAGTGCCGCGCCACGCGAACGTGCAGTGGAACTTGCCCGAGGCCGATGGCACCGGCCACACGTGGAACTCGATCCACGCTGCGCTGCTGATGGACATTCGCGACGAGCTACAGAAGCTCAACCGCAAGCTCGACGGCATGCCCTGGTGGCGGATCACGTACGCGGTCTCGCGCATCGAGCGGAACCAGCGCCGGCCGCGGATCACGAAGCGGATGGCCGCTCGCGTGCTCGCGCGCGGGAAGCGGAGGAAAAAGGTATGAGCGCCAGCACGTGTGTAAACGGAGTGATTCAGACAGGCGTGGCGTTCCTAGAGCCCTGTGTCGTGGTGCACCTCTGGCGCTGGTTCGTGGTGCCGCTAGGCGCGGTCCAGATCACTTATTGGGGAGCGTTCGGGCTCGGCATTTTGGCGACGGTGTTTGTGCGGCAGAACGGAATCGAACGCGATGAAGACAAGGCTACTGCCGAGTCCGTCGGGGTCGTCCTCGGCGCGTGGGGCGTGGGCGCGCTGATCCATCTCGGGATGCCGTCGTGAGCGCCCCCGCGCCGGGCGCGCCGCAGGAGAGCGAATGAGCGCGCGACGCCCACACCTGTTCTGGACCCGCGTGACTTCCACCGCGCTCTGCGGAGCGATACTGATTCTGGATTGCGTCGCTGGCATCAACCGCTGGTCCATTGCCTTCCTCGGGCTCGCGGTCGGCGCGGGACTGATGGGCTTCGTTACCGACTGGATCATTGCGCAGCGGGAGGGTCGGTGACCGCGCCGGTGAGCCAGCGGCACCGGGAGGCGGCGCACGCGATTCGTGCTGAATGGGTCGCGGATCGCAACTATCCGATGGATCTGGAAGCAGCCATCGCGCAGGCTTTGGCGGACACCGAGGCGCGCGTGTGGAGCGAGGCGGCGGCGGTCGCTGATAAGTGGGCAGACAGCGCCCGCACCGTCCCGGAAGGATCAAGCGAACGGGTTGAACTCGTGCTCCGCAATCAGGCCAGTTCACTTGCGTATCTTGCCGCCGCGCTGCGCGCCCGGGCGGGCGAGAGGGGAGAGGGATCGTGAGCGTAGACGTGGATGCGATCTGCCCTGTGACCGATGGGCTGGCTCGAGTCGCCGAGCACCGGACGCACGACATCCTGAAAGAGTGGGCGCGCCGCCACTCGATCTGGGGAACGACCGTGCTGCACGGACCGGGGGATGCTATCCAGTCGCCAACGCTGCGTGACCTGGTGATCGCCAGCTACGTGCAGGGCGCGCGCGACACCGCAGCGGTGGCCGCTATCGAACGCGACAAGGCCGAGGGGGAGCCCCGCGATGGCCGCTGACCGACTACTGGAGACGCTGCGGGAGATGGATGCCAAGGCTCCGGCGGTGAAGTTCGCGACCGTCCGGTCCACCCTGACCGACGAAGGGTTGGACGAGAATGACATCGAAGTGCGATTCGCAGACGGCCAGAAATACGCGCCCATCACGGTTGACGCTGACCACGACTCGCTCGCGTTCTGGATCGTGGACTCGTTCCGCATCCGAAACGCGCTGCCCGAGGTGATCGCGCTGATCGAGGCGGGCGACGAAATGCGACGGCCCGACCTGATAACTGTGAGCCTGCGGGAACACACCGCCCGCGTCGAACGTGCTGCCACTCGCTGGGACGCTGCCCGTGCGCGGCTGGCCGCCACACTGGGAGGGACGGACAATGGCTGAGCCGCTGAGCAACCAAGTCTTCACGACCAAGACCGCGACGTTCGTGCAAGAGGGTGAGTCGTGGTCCGTGACCGATACGCGGCTGCCGGGCTGGACGGCGGTGGCCGAGGACCAGCCGGAGTGCGCGGCGCTGTTGCGCGAGGCGCTGGTCGCATTCCCGCTGATGGCTCAGGTGGCCGCGATGCAGGCCGAGCGCGACGCGGCGCGGGCGGAACGAGATCGGTCGCACGAGAATCGCACCAAGGAATCGCTCAACTACGCGACGCTTTGCGCGGAGATCGTGGACGCCTGCGACGTTGATCCTCGGCGCGGATGGACCGCGAGAGATGCGTGCGCCGAGGTCAGAAACAGAGCCGTCGCCGCGCAAGCCGAGAGCGCACGGCTCCGGGAGGCGTGCACTAGAAGCATGGGTGCCGATGTTTTGAAGTGCGCGCTCTGCGGCCACACAAACATCGCATGGGACGGCGGTGTGCGGCGCCGCGTTACGGATATTGCTCACGCTGACGACTGCGCGCTCGCCGCGCCGACGAGCACCGCCGCGCTGCGGGCGTTCGGCGAGGACGTGGCCGCGCTCGCACTCAAGCGTGCCGTGGATGCGTGGAAGGAAACCGGCCAGCCGATCCAGTTCTACGAGGACTGTGCGTACTTGGTAGTCAATGCGGTGCTCGGTCCGGAGAGCGAGAGCGGCGAGGGGGCCAGGTGACCACCGCCTATCGCCGCGCCTACGACGCCGAGCGCCGCGTCCGGATCCGGGCCGCGGGCACGTGCCTGACCTGCCGCGGGCCGCGCGGCGAGCGCGGCACGCACGATCGCTGCCGCCCATGCGCCGACGCCCAATCGGCGCAGGCGCTCGCACGCTACTACGCGCGCAAGGCGACGGCGATCGAGGCGGCGCGGTGAAGGTGCTCGTCGCGTGCGAGACGTCGGGCCGCGTGCGCGACGAGTTCATCCGGCTCGGCCACGATGCCGTCTCGTGCGACCTCGAGCCCACCGAATCGCCGGGGCCGCACCTCCAGGGCGACGTGCTCGCGCACCTGGATCGCGGTTGGGACCTGATGGTCGCGCACCCGCCGTGCACCTACCTCGCGCTCTCGGGGCTGCACTGGAACTACCGCGTCGAGGGCCGGCGCGCGAAGACCGACGCGGCGATCGAGTTCGTGCGCGCGCTACTCGCGGCGCCGATCGAGCGCATCGCGATCGAGAATCCCGTCGGCGCGATCAGCGCGAAGCTGCGCCGCGCCGACCAACTCATCCAGCCGTGGCAGTTCGGCGAGCCCGAGAGCAAGCTGACCGGGCTGTGGCTCGTGAACCTGCCACACCTCGCGCCCACGGACGTGCTCGCACCCGAGGCGTTCCAGGACAACGGCCAGCCGCGCTGGCGCAACCAGACGGCATCCGGGCAGAACCGCCTCGCGCCCTCGCCCGATCGCTGGAAGATCCGCTCGCGCACGTACGCGGGAATCGCCCGCGCGATGGCCGAGCAGTGGGGCTGCGAGCGACTGGCGACCTATGCGCAACGCTTCCTCTGACCCGCCCGCGCCACCCGACCGCGACCTCTTCGGTGCGCCCGTACCGCGCGCGCCGTCGCGCGAGTTGGTGCACGGCTACGCGAGCACGCCGGGGCTCGGACCCCTGGGCGAGACGTGTCGCTCGTGCGCGCATTCGTACGTCGTGCAGTACGCGAAACGCTACTGGAAGTGCGACCTGGTGAAGCGCACCGCCGGCCCCGGCACCGACATTCGCCTCAAGAGCCCCGCGTGCCGGCGCTGGGAGAAGGACGAGCCGGGAGCGTGAAGCTGCGCCCATCGGGCTTCGGCGACCTGCAGGCGCGCGTCGACATGCGCCACCGCGACGTCGAGCGCGCCGAGCGGGCCGTCGCCGCCGCCGTGCGCCGCTACAAGGCCGCGCCGACGCTGGCGAACTACCGCGACATCGCCGACGCGGTGCGCGCGTTCATCCTCGCCGACGATCCCAACGGCGAGCGCCACCCCGCGCGCGCGTACGACGACATCTACGGTCGCCACCGCTACCGCCTGAAACGCTGACGGCCCCCGGGGAAGACTCCAGGGGCCGCTTCGCGCTTTGACGCAGGGGCGTCACAGGGGGCTCTCGCGCGGTGCTCGTCGCTGGGCACCGTCCTCTCGCCGCCTACCCGTTCATCGAGGCTCAGTTGGTGGCGGGAGCGGGGGTCGAACCCGCATTTTCCTGGTTATGAGCCAGGCGCTCTGCCGTTGAGCTATCCCGCACCGTTGCGCGTACTACTCGTCGACCGGAGCGCCCGCGCTGAAGTTGATCGAGCCCGGCGCCGAGTTATCGACCGCGACCGCGATCGTGTCGGACACCAGCGTGCCGTCGGGGAAGGTCACGTTCGCGGTGACCGTCGCGACGCCCGGGTTGCCGCTCGTGATCTTGACGTTGAGCCCGTCCTCGTTGGGCTCGAGGCCGGCCACGGAGGGGTCGCTCGAGTCGAACGCGATCACGAAGCCGTCGGGCTTCACCGCGAAGGGCTTGGCGTCCTGGTCGAGAATGGTGACGCCGGCGGGGCAGAACTGCCGATCGGTCATGGTGATCGAAGAAGGCATCGGGGTTACTCCTCCTGGGGTTCGCCGTGGTGAAAGACCACGGACGTCGGAATCCGTTCCTGCTGGACCTGCTGCTCCATCACGGTTGCGATTCGCTCGGCGGCGGCGGCGACGCGCTCCGTCGCTGAGGCGAGGGCGTTCGTTTCCGACGCCGCCAGCCCGAGCTGGAGTTCGATCGCCGCGAGCCGGGTCGGAAGCTGCCGGATCGCCAGGGCCTCGGCGCTGCTCAGATACAGGATCATCGGCCGGCCTCAGAGCATGTAGCCGCCGAACACGCCCCACTGGCGGGCGCTCGGCAGAAGGCCGTCGAAACCGTACTCGTCGGCGTCGGACTGGCGCTTGTAGAACTCGAAGATCGACACGTCGGGCGATGCCCCGCTCGTCGCCGCGTGCTGGCCGAGCGTGCGATCGGTGGCGCTCGGCAGCGCGCCGGCGGTGAAGGCGCCACCGGTGACGCCGGCGTACTGGATGATGAAGTTGTCCGCCATCGCCGGAACAACCCACTCCTCGATCGGCATGGAGAGCCCGGCCGTCGAGCCGATCAGCGTCTTGACGCCAGCCGCCCCACCGTTCGCAACGCTGATGCCGCCGAACCCCGTGGCGATCGCGGCTGCGCTCACGACAGAGCCGTCGAAGCTCACGACGATATCGTAGGGGCTGGCGCCGGTGTTGAGGGCGTCGCCGGTGTTGATGAGAAACACGTTCATCTTCGCCCCGCCCGGCAGCGCGAGGTCTGTCCCCAGGGCCGGCAGCGTGATGTCTCCGCCGGCCCACGCAACCGACGAGACTCCGAACGTGGCGTGCTTCCAGACCACCGCGACCAGCATCAGTTCGACGAACTTGTCCCTGTCGTCATCCAGGTCCAGCGCCACCGCCGGGATCGTGATCGTCGCCGATGCCTTACACGTCCCCGTGCCGAGCGGGACGCGCTCAAGGTCGGGCAGGCGCGCCAAGGCCGATGTGTACTCGGCGTTGCTTTGGTCAGTCGCGAGGCAGTCGGCGTTG